ACCTAGAGAAAAAGTGGATTTGAACCCACTTAGCCTCTACTCATCGTATTTACGTGTTGAACCGTAAGACGGTGTAACCAGCCATTAGCAATTACGCCAATGGTTAATTGTAGTCTAGCACAAGCCGAAGCCTATGCAGAACGACATTAGTCACACCCTCAATGTATATTGCATCAATGCACGATCCTTTGGTCATGCATCAATACCTTACATTGAGACGGCGGTTACGAATGACGTCCTGAGCATCCCGCACGCACTCGAGCTTTCAGCCTTGATTGGCTGGGTAGCAGAAGTGTATTCGGGAGGGACGTCTATCATACCCAGTGACTACTACGTAGGTGCAGAGTCAGACGCGTGCTTTTTAGTGCACGAGGAGACTCAATTCGCCTGCGCAGTCGCTAAACTCATTACTGAGAATAGCGGATACCACGCGGTGATCCTTCACAGGATCATCGAGTGACGTACGAGCGGGCGCTATTTCACGCGCCCGCTGAGCTAGGAGACGAACAAACTCCATCCAGTTTTTATGGTGGATCTTGCCGTGACTATTCACGGCTCCTCTGTTCATATAGAGGAATTCGTATTCATGCTCACACTGCTTAAGCTTCGTGGAAGCCAGGTTTGAGGGATTGCTCACCCAAACTTTAGGCATCCACTGCTTCACTAACACACTAGTGTCACGTAACGTGTATTCACTAGCTGACCACTTCAGCGGACACGAATAGTCGTGGCTGGAGTGCGGATCTATCGCAGATGCGCGGGATCGCACATGACGCTCGGCAAAAGTCCGAGCCATCATGCGCCAACCGTCCATCTTATGAGTTACGATAGGGGCCCTTGGCGTCCAAACATGGAATTCTTCCCTTTGGAAGAACTTATTCCAACGTTTGCGTATGGGCCTACTTCCGTCAGGTGCGTCCACGAGGCTAGGAGCTGTAAGACACAGTTCCACTCCTGGAATCGACTGGTACAAACCGGTCAATAACCCTACAACGTACTTGTAGGTCATGTAGCACTTCCTATGATGATACTGGTTCGCATACGCGATCCAGGCAACATAAGAACTAGACGAGCGAGCCGATGACCAAACCGTCTTTAACTTCAACGGTGTGACGTCGACGCCCTTGTAGGCGTCCATGCCACAGGATTCTCGGAAGAATCCATTGGTGCAACTCTTATCGCGGTTAACTTTTAACCCAAACGATTCGAGCTGTTCGATTGCGTCTGCGGCGTAAGCCGTTGGAACAATCACATCGTCTCCATACACTAAGAGGCTCTCGCGAGCCTCTGCATCCGGTGCTGCGGCGGTAAGGATCGCCCATATTGCAAGCGCCATAATAGGGAAGCATAAAGAACTTCCCATAGGCGCGAACTTTAGTAGCGATATAGCCTTACCGTTTGGCATAACCGTAGCTGAACTCCTACAACATTCCAGGTACTCACAGATGTGAGGCGGGAATAGTAGGCGAACAAGACTCAGCGAAACGCGGTCACTAGCCTCATTAAGGTCTAGTGTTGCGTAAGCCCCCGTTTTGGAACCCAGAAGGGCCCCTAGACGGTTAGGCTGCTGGTCTGTGAAGTGGACATGATCTCGAGTGAGGTCATGCTTCTCCACTAACTCTACAATAAGCTGCTTAATCCCCTGTTGAATCCATTGGTGATCAACAGGCTCACAAGAGATTAAGCGCGGCCCACGTGAGTCCTTCGGCACAAGGATAACCTTGGCAGGAAGGACCTCCTGGCTTAAAGACGCTAAGTCCTTCGGCCTATCACAGACGTGTCCCAACGATGCAAAAAAGAACGCATCGAGGGGATATAGTTTAGTGATATTCGCTGAGACGTTTGTCCACTCATACTTAGACCAGTCACGTTGCTTGGTAGCAACGGCGCCTGGTCCGTGTTTAGGGTGGATATCGCTCAGGTCAAGAAAAGCAAAGACCCTTGCTAGAAGGATCCTTGCTTCCCGTGCAACGTTAACAAATCCGTCCCCTTATGGCGACGTGAATTAGCAAACGCTGGTTCGTCCAGTATATGTCGGATATTATCCAACTTTGCTGAAACGGTAGTTAATTCCTGCTCTGTCCTTTCGAACTTCGCAAGAACTTGTTGTTCGCATTCGGCCGAGTACGGCTCCTCATACTTATACCAAGTATAGAGAACGAGCCGCAATGCAGCGATGCATTGGGTACATGGTTCCTGAAGGGGGAGCCCGTCTGGTCCAAGGACTCTACTAAACAATTCACCGAGAAATCTCGGCAATTGACTGTTCGGTAGCGATTTCCATCGCAACTCCGCAGCGTTTAGTGGGTGATCCAAGGTAAGTGCCTTATCTAAGGCCTTAGCCAGCTTAGGCATAGTTTTTGAAAAGAAACTATCCCCTTCAGATGAAACTCTGCGTTGGACCTTTCGAAGGGTCTTATTCAGAGCACTATGGTTGAACACAGCTCCATGACATCGTGAGACGTCGTGAAGAAGTGATGCGATGAGTCTATACTTATCGAGGCTCCAGTGTAGCGCCATTTTAATTTTTGGTTGCTATCCTCGAGCATGTTACACTTCAACACGATTCCTTACCGTGCTGGGAACTGCACGCAAAACAAGGGAAAACATACTTATGTCTTCACTCATCAGGCGCGGCGTATTCATGCCATCGATACCGAACGGGAAGGGATATGTGGTTAACACACCCATTCTCGCTTTGGTGCCTTATGACACGGAAACGAACCTCATCTATCAACTCAATGACGCAGACATGCGTGACCAACTGGATGTTGGCCTACCATGCAGACTAGAGTATCTGACCATCTCAAGGTCTCTACTCCAATCTACCACTCTTACGAGTGTAGTGCAAATCATTGGGCAATAGACAGGATTCCGCAAGAACTACAAAGCTACTGGTAGGCTTACGCCTACCAGTAGCATATAGTAGTTAGTTCAGTGTGCGATAATCAGTCGCGACACCGTTACTATTGGTGACTGCCCCGATCACGGAATTGCTGCTAACATTCGAGCTAGCAACAGGTCCAGTGAGAGAGCCATCATCAACTTTCAGTTCCAAGCTGTGAAACCGGCACCCAACAATCACCACCAAGGTGAGGAAGGGGAGGCCGATTAACACAGAACGTGCCCTCTTGTGCATAGCCTTACAGGCTACCATTCAAGAGAGCTGCCGCGCCGTTACCAGTGCAGTCGAACAGCACAGTCGTTCCAGAGCCAGTTGTGGCCATGAAAGACTGTAGCTGAGCGAGTACATTGGCAATCTCCGTGCTCACGTTCAAGGCGCCCACTGGGGCGTCCAAAACGCAATAAGCGGAGACTGTCACAGGTGTGACGCCATCCCGGTCCGAAATGACAGTTTTGTCAAATCGTACAAGGGAACGGCGCCGCAACTTGATAGAAGCCCCTGTCTCACTATGAGAAATAGTGAGACGATGAGGCTTGTCGGGTGGTTCAGGAACCTGCTTGAACACGCGACTACGGCCCGGCGGGAACGACATATGGTCAAATTCGACCTCTGTCGCGGCCGCGTTCTTAACTTCGTTAGTGTTGAGTGTATTACTTAACATGCGATTTTTGCTTGTGTTTTCGATGACGCCTAGCCCTTAATCTTTGGGCTATGCGTTGTGCACGTCTGTCCACCCTAGGGGCGGCTAAAGCAGACGCAAGACTGAATTCTTTCAAACTCAGTCCGCTTGTTGCAAGCAAGCTTCTCTCCGGAACAGAACATTGTCGTTGATAAGACGACTCTATAATGTCGGGAGGGTACACTGTAACAGCACCTGCGCCTTCGTATTTTAGGGCCATTTGGGCCTTAATCACACGCTTGCGTTTAACGCTGTACAGGAACCGATGTATCCGTATCGACGGGTCCATTAGACCAATTCGTTGATCGTTGAGGAACCGGCTTACGCCGGCAACCCAATCGACAACGAATGACCATGGGATTGCGTTCCAGATGATCGAAGGGTTAAGATTAACCCCCAATGCATCTAAACGTGCCAATGCGTGAGCGTGCTCACGTTGCCAACCCTCGTACTCGTAAGTATAGAGGAGCTCGGCATGGAACCGAACAGGGTCATACAGAACAGACCGAGATAAGGCAACTTCGTACACGTTGTTAACTGGCCAAGCAGGAAAGCCGTCACGGCTTCCTAAATGGTAATCCAGTCGACTAGCGTACGAAGAAACCTCCTCGTCTGTAGTGTCTGCATGATCTGGTACAGTGCATTTGAAATGCCTGTAGACAGGTTTTCCCTCGAGACGCAACAACTCATTAATTCGAGTTGTTGAGCCAGTGACCGCTCGGTAAATACCGATAAGGTCCGATACAAGCGGCGCTAGGTTGAAACTCCACTGGAGCCAGCCTTCCGCCGACGATCGCGTGATATCTCGCAGAGTTGCACCGACTTTGGCCCTACCTCCAAGAAATTGGGAGATACGACCAACGGTTAACGCAATCCTGCCGATTGACTCACGGAAGGTGAGAAAGTCCTTCAACTCCAAGATGGAGTTTACAAGACTCAACTCACCCGCCATCACTGGTAGCATCTTCCGCAAGGATTCTGCTATCAGCGCATCAACGTCGAG